TCTGCGGCTGGGGGTATTTCTTTTTTCTTAGTTTCACGCCCCTCGAAGGGCGACCTATTTTTATTTGAGGGCGGTGACGCGGTGCATCTTGCGGCTTGCGACTTGTCAAATCCAGAGCCGAGACCCGTGTTTCACGGCACGAGCCTTGCGGATTGCGTGGCTTGCGCCTTGCGACTTGCGCCTTGAATCTTGCGGCTTGGTCATATGGAAAGATTAGCATGAACGGGCGAACGCGGCGACTAATAAATAGCCGCCGCGCCCGAGGAAATCAGTGAATTTTGTAAGAGACATTGCGGACTTCGGGGTTCCAGCAAGCGCGACAATCGCCACACTTTCCGCCTTGGCTTGGTGCCGGACACTCAAGGCCGATTGCCGCGTTGTCTTTGTGAACGGTTGAAGTGTTGTAGAAAGATTTGGGCGGCTTGCCGTCAACCATTGCGCCGGATAGGCGGACAACGGCGTTATTCGGAACCATGCGACCAGCCAATGCGTCGCGCCAAATCTTCTTTTCCTTTGTAGGGATCCAGTGAAACTTGTTCGGCGTCAGCTCAACCACTTCAAGAATCTGCTTTGCGTGTTCAACGCTTTGAACATCACCGGAATCGAACCAGCGGAAATAGGGCGAACGAGTCCGGTTTAGTGTTTCAACCATAAGCTCAACCCATTTGGGGCTTTTCATAAACTCTTGCCGCTTCTTTAGTGCTGGCTTTACATTGCTGAAATTGTAAGAGCCTTTGAGCGCGTAGCAATCAGAGCAAACCGAACCCTTAACCTTGTGCAGCTTCTGGCCGGTAATGCAATCCGTCGCCGGTGTAGATATTGAATAGCCTGGCATCTTGCTAGTTTTTGACAAGATTGCAGAGCCTTTAAATGTTCCCAAATTTTTCATGATGCGGCCTCATATTTATTGTGCACCCAATCAAAGCCGCCTTGATATGTATCGCAACTATGAACAATTTCTGCTTTGGGTTCCGCGTCGGTTTCGTCAAGCTCTATGACAAAAAACTGACCGCCCCATTCTTGAACGCTATAATGTATCATTGTGTAGTTTCCTCTGTTTAGTTAACCATTGGATTATATCAGATTGAACCAGCCATGCAAGCCCCGAGTTTCGTGCCACTTGCGGCTTGTGTCGGGCATAAAAAAGGCCGCATCTTGCGGCTTGGCCATGTCAAACTTGCGGCTTGGCTATATCAAAAAGAGACGCGACCCCGTAAGAAAAAGGCCGGATTGCTCCGGCCTTCCCTCTGCTTATCTATCCGTCTTTGCAATGTCTTCGTTTGTAAGCCCCTCCACCGGCTTCTGGACGAAGTCTGTTAACACCAGCCGCAAGTCTTCCGGCAAATCGAGACCCTGTTCCTGCATCCAGTTTCGGATGAACACGGCGGTCTCCAGACGACCCAGCCGATTGGCAAGCAACCGGCTGGTTTCCATCATCTCTTTGAACTCACTCACTGGTCGACTCCCAGAGCCGCGAGCATTTCTTGTGCTGTGTCGAAGCCGGTGACTGTGAAGCTAGGCTCGACACGAATGCCGTCTTGGAAGGTGACCTTGTTGCAGACTTGTGCCAGCGTTATGCGCGGAGGCACTGTCTCGCCTTCATCATCACAGCCCAGAATCAGACCCATACCTTGCAGCGGCTGGTGGTAACCTTCCCATGCAAAGTATGCTTGTGTGTCGCGATACAGACCTTCATCATCTATATAGATTGAATCATAGTCGTTGATTCCGACGGCACTAAACAGCGGCTTGGGTGCCTCTGGCGTTGCGATGTAGTTCGTGATTTGGGTATAGCTTCCGCCATACTCATACGGCACATGCGTGACCGTCTTCTCGAACGGGTTTATCAAGATTGCTTTTCCGTGTGTCATGTCGTTCTCCTCTGTTTGACATTTACCAATGGTAAAGAAAAGGGGCTGAAATGTCCAGCCCCTTCCCCATTATTCTGCAGCTTCCAATTTGTCCCTGCTTAGCAGGATACGCTCATGGTCTTCCTTGAACCGTTTGGTGATGCGACCAACAAACTGAGCCCGGGTCTCTCGCGTCGCATTGGTATAGAGCCCAATGTTTGCGCGAATGACTTCGACCTTTGATAGCCAGCTATCGCCTTCGCGCCACACCCAGCCAAGGTGTTCGTCTTTCCCAGTCCAAAACTTGGCCGATCCTTCAGTGTGCCAACCCATCTTGCCCATCATCGCCTCATACATTGTGATGCGACTGAAAAACTCGAGATAGTTTTTTTCCGTGATGGTCGGCATACCGATGGCCATGGTCGCCCAAATAAGTTTGTCGGTGGCCGGGTGCATAAACTCACCGTCGCGCTCCGACTCATGAGCATCTTCTGGCCATGTAGGGGTGGCCTTAGTCCAAGCCACCCCGTCTTTCACATCTGATACATTCCAATTCAAAGCCATTATGCGACCTCCTTCACTTTGCCCATGCGATGGTGACCGGCGGTCACAGTGCAATAGGCTCGAATCTTTTTGACCATCGTCGGATTATCCCGCTCGAATTTTTTGCGGTCAAACTTCAATGCGTCGCCGACCCATGCAATGTTTAGCTCTAGACCTTTGACCTTGATAAGCTCGCTGCTCCCGCTTGTCGCTTTTGCTTTGAGCTTCTCATTTACTTCGGCCAGCTCTGTCTCTAGTGCTAGCTTCTGCTTCAACAGTTTGTGGTAACTCATACCGTTTTCCTCTCTGTTTACTTATGGGATTATTCCCATGTATTTAGAGTGCACATATTATTCCAATGGTCAATACTTATTTTCAATTATCTTTTAGAATAATTCTAAAGAACCCGCGCCCCGGTTCGGGGTTACTAGGCTAGGGGTCGGATTATATATCGCGCCGCCGACCCCCCACCCCCCATATTTGACCCCCGGGTCTCGACATGTGTATGTATGTATGTTGGATTGATAAATTCATTGAAAGATAATATCATTCGGCCATGGATAATTACGCCGCAGTCCCAGATGACGTCCTCCGTAAGAAACTTGCGCTCGAAGAGACCCTTCGTTCGATGGAGCGTCGCGAGCAAGCGCAAAGTCATTTCATGCCCTTTGCTCATCATGTGTATGACAACTTCATCGAGGGGAACCACCACCGTATTATCGCCGAGAAGCTAGAACGGGTAGCCCGGGGGGAACTAAAACGCTTGATCGTAAACATGCCACCCCGTCACTCTAAATCTGAACTTGCGTCATATTTGATGCCAGCATGGTTCTTGGGAAGGAACCCTAAACTAAAAATCATTCAGGCAACGATGAACACCGAGCTGGCTACGCGTTTTGGCCGTAAGGTGCGTGACCTCATCGACGACCCCATGTATCAAGAAATTTTTCCCGAGATCACATTGAAGGCGGACAGTCAGGCTGCTGGTCGGTGGGAAACCAACAAGGGCGGGGAATACTTTGCTGCTGGTGTTGGTGCGGCGATGACTGGTCGCGGTGCTGACCTTCTGATTATTGATGACCCGCATTCTGAGCAAGACGCGCTGTCGTCGACTGCGTATGACAACACATACGAATGGTACACGTCGGGTCCCCGACAACGTCTCCAACCGGGGGGTACCATCATTATCGTGCAAACCCGTTGGTCTAAGAAAGACCTGACGGGACGGTTACTGAACGAGCAAGCTAAAGACCAGCTTTCCGATCAATGGGAAGTTGTGGAGTTCCCTGCCATTCTCCCGTCGGACAAGCCTCTTTGGCCTGAGTTCTGGAAGAAGGAAGAACTACTGGGTGTGAAGGCTTCCCTGTCGCCGGGTAAGTGGAACGCTCAGTGGCAGCAAAACCCGGTATCTGAAGATGTCGCTATGATCAAACGTGAGTGGTGGCGTCCATGGGAGAAAGAAAATGTTCCGAGACTCAAGTATATCCTACAGTCGTACGATACTGCGTTTTCAAAAAAAGAGAGCGCTGACTACACGGCCATCACGACGTGGGGTGTGTTTGACCCCGAAGAGGATAATACCGAACACATCATCCTGCTCGACGCAAAAAAGGATCGGTACAATTTTCCTGAGCTCAAAGAGGCTGCGCTTGAACAATATGAATACTGGGAACCGGATATGGTACTTATTGAGGCAAAGGCCAGCGGAATGCCTCTCGCCGATGAGCTCATGCGTATTAACATCCCGGTGTCCACATATAGTCCGGGTCGTCGAAAAAGAGGGGGAGGGGTCGATAAGACTACCCGTATGCACATGGTTGCGCCTCTTTTCGAGGCGGGGCGCGTTTGGGCTCCTGACGAAAAGTTCTCTGAAGAGGTCATTGAGGAAGTAGCTTCATTTCCGAATGGCGAACATGATGACTTTTGTGATAGTATGACAATGGCTTTAATACGTTTCCGAGAGGGCGGACTGGTAAACATTGATCCTGAAGAGGATGAAATCTACCGGCCTCACATGAACAGACGACGGGTATATTACTAATGAGTGACAATCAAGGTCTTGCTGGTAAGCTTCGTCAGTTTATGACGGGGCGTCTTTCTGAGGATCCATATTCTGGCCCCGAAAGCCAAGTTACACGATCCGACATTTTCCCTATGCGTATGGAGCAACGACCCGGCGATGACATGGGCGAATTGTTCTTTGATCCCGGTGCTGGGATCTTGGGTGAGATTGCGCGTAGTGTTGGTCTTGCGAAACGTGTGATGGGCGGTGAGTATGGCTATGACATCGGTGCTCGGAACCCGGAGCTTTTGAGAGACGCTGGTCTTATGGCTCTTGAGTTTACGGGTGCGGGTCTTGCTGTACCGAAGCCGAAGGGTGCGCTTGGCATGTCTGGCGGTGCCATTCCTCGTTCCAGTGTTCCTACACGCAAAGACATCGCTGAGATTGGCACTCAGATGGGTGAGGCTAAGAAGGCCGGTAACGAAGAACTGTTTCAATCTTTGAAAGCACAACAGGCTGAGATGAAGGCTCGTTTTGACGAGGCTAATCCGAAGCAGGAAAAAGTTAAACTCTCGACCACAAGTCCTAAATCCTTGGTTCGGGTTACTGACAACGAGTATGACCCTTCTGCCGGTTCGATCCCAAGCTCGGGGTTTGAGGTACGGGCCAATGTTCGCAATGGCATTGAGACTATTAACTTGGACAATGGCACGGGTTCTCAGTTTTTGTCGGCTCTTCAAGATCGCGGTGTTACGAAAGACGAATTACGTAACTCGGGACTTGGTTCTTTCTTGCAGCAGAACAAGGACCGTATAATCACTCGTCAGGATGTTCTGGAAGATTACAGTCTGTATGCTCCGCAAATAGACATAAAAGAAATTCCCCCTAGACATGAAACTTTGCAGCGTATTGCTGAAGATGATTCAGAGAACTACCGTGAAGTTATTATTCGGAACCTGAACGAGCGTACAGGTTTTAACGATGATGTTGCTGATAGCAGTAAGAATAACTTACAGCTTCACTATAAAGGCGATAATGCAAAGGGTCAGTTAGGCCATGCGCGTTTGGCTTATATTGACGGTTCTTCCATTGGTCAGCCGGGCGGTAAGTATGAGCTTCTCAATGAGTATCAAGACGATTTCAGCAAAGGTCGTCAGATCATGGATCGGGCTGACCCTAAAGTTCTTTCTAAACAGGCAGAAAAGCTTCAGAATATTTCAGTTCCTTTTGCGAAAGGTGCTTTGCTTCAGGCTGACCGAAGACTGGCTTTGATTGACGAGGTGATAGAAGAGCTTGATCGCGTCGGAGCAGATCAGAAGTTTATTGGAGGTTATGGTAGTGTCAGAAACTCTTTATCAAACAGCCGAGAAGAGATTATTAAGCAGCGGGACTCTGTTAGGGAGCAGATAATAGATCCGTCAAAAGATTTTGTAGGCACACCAGAAGACCCAGAAGCAAATTTATTCAGAGCAGATGTGCTGGACTCAAGAGTCAATGGCTCCAACTCGGTTTTAAGAGACATACCTCTAAGCAAGTCTATTGAGGACGCTGGTTTTAACAAAGATCTTATGAAGCGTATATCACAGGCGACTTCCGATTCTATTGATGTTGTGGACAAGGACTACGGACTGCTGCGCCAAAACTACAAATCCGCCTATTCTCGATGGGAGCAGACAGCGAACGCGTTATTAACCACCGGCAAAAACCGTGTCGAGCTTACTCCTGACAACGTACGAGAATTGAGCAGTCCTAAAAACGTCGCTGCTCGTGCGGAGCTTGATAAGGCTGACGCTGCTGTTAGAGAAGCGGAACTTAATAAGGATCTTGGTAATCTTGCGGAAAAACGGTATCTTGAGGATCGACAGGAAACCCATAAAAAAGACATCCAGTTTGCTGACCGGATGTTGGTAGAGCTCCCTGCTGAAATAGCGAAGTATAAAGAACAGATAAAAGAAGCAGAAAGATTAGGCAAACCCACCGCCCAGCTAAAAAGTCTTTTAATGATTACTGAGGGCGCACTTAAAGCTAATCGGACGAAACTTAAAAACGCAAAAGAACAATTTGCTAAGAACGAGACGGTTCTAAAGGACTATGACGCTAAAACAACGGCTGCGAGAGAGATCCTCGAGACGCGGCAGTCTGAGCGAGGTGTTGTTCGAGATAGACTTAGAAGCGAGGGAGCCGATCTTGTTATAAGGGCGAAGGAGTCTGGAACTATACCGGGCCGCGTTGGAAGTTCTAAAGAGCAGCACCGTTTGATTCTTGAGACACTAATAGAGCAAAGTATCAACAATCCTCGTTTGTCTGGTTTTGTTGTTCCTTCTCCTAGAGCGATTGATACTCAGCGTGGAGAAGGGGAGGAAGCTTTCCAGTTTTTGTATGGAGACTTAGTTTCTTCTGTCGCTGAAAAAATGAAGAAACGCTATCCGGGTCTCGAGGTTATTAAGCGCAACACTGGTGGGAGTGACGACCTGTCCGATGCGCTTGTTATCAAGTTTCCGAAAGATCGCCAAGCAACAGAACCACTTGTCCACCGTTATGCCCAAGGTGGGATGGTATATAAAGGTATTGGCTCTATGGGCAGAGAGGTGTTATAAATAGATATGTCACAGCAAGGAAATCCTTTTGGCGGAATGGTCGAACCTGCAATGGGTCCGGGCGGTTCCGCATTGTCGCCTGAAGAACAAGCTCTAGTAGAACTGGCCCAAGATCCCAGTATCGAGGATCTTGATGAGGGTATGGTGTTACGCATGATGGAGGATGGTTCGGCTGAGTTTGGCGAACCTATGCTCGAGGTTGAGACTGAGATGTATCGTCATGATGCAAACTTGGCTGAAGTTTTGAGCGACTCGGATCTTGGGTCTTTATCGAGTGATTTGCTTGGCCGTGTAGCTGACGACTTAGAAAGTCGCGGTGAATGGGAAGAGGCGTTGTCCAAGGGTCTTGATCTTCTTGGGATCAACACTGATGAGCGCGACGAGCCGTTTGCGGGTGCAAGCGGTGTAACGCATCCGTTGATCTCGGAGTCGGTTACGCAGTTTCAGGCACAGGCGTACAAAGAGCTGATTCCAGCTGGTGGTCCCATTCGTACGGATGTAGTCGGTGACGAGTCGCCGGAGGTTATGGCTCAAGCCAAGCGCGTCAAGGACTTCATGAACTATTACGTTTGTGACGTCATGGAGGAATACGAGCAGGACGTAGACCAGATGTTGTTCTACCTGCCGTTGTCGGGTTCGACGTTCAAAAAGGTTTACTTTGATCAGACGCGTCAGCGAGCTGTTTCAAAGTTTGTTCCTGCTGAAGATGTAGTTGTTCCATATGCGGCTACGGATATACGAACGTCAGAGCGCATTACCCATGTTGTGCATATGAGTGAGAACGACGTCATTAAGATGCAGATGGCTGAGGTGTATCGTGATGTAGACATTACTAGCGGTACTCGTGAAGAGAATGAGGTTGACGATGCCAAGGCGGATATACAAGGTATTCGTCCATCGCAACAAGACGACGTTTACACGTTGTACGAAATCCATACATATCTGGACCTTGAAGGTTTTGAGGACACCGATTCTGAAGGTGATCCAACAGGGCTGAAATTACCATATATCGTTACGGTTGATAAGTCCTCTGGTGAAGTTTTGTCGATTTTACGCAACTGGGATGAGAACGATACGCTTCGTAAACCATTGCAACATTTTGTGCACTTTAAATTCCTTCCGGGGCTTGGCTTTTATGGGTTCGGTCTGGTACATATGGTGGGTGGATTGTCCCGTGCGGCAACTTCCATTCTTCGACAATTAATTGACGCCGGAACGCTGGCGAACCTCCCCGCAGGTTTCAAGGCTCGTGGCGTACGGATACGTAACGACGATGAACCGCTTCAACCGGGTGAGTTTAGAGATATTGACGTTCCGGGTGGAAACATCCGCGATGCTATTGTGCCTATGGTATATAAAGAGCCGAGCGGAACTTTGGCACAGCTTCTTGGTGTATTGGTCGATTCAGGGCGTAGATATGCTCAAATAGCTGACAATGTTGGCGACATGAACCCCAATGCTCCTGTTGGCACGACTGTTGCACTTCTGGAGCGTGGTAGCCGTGTGATGAGCGCTATCCACAAACGCTTGCACCGTTCACTGAAGCAAGAGTTCCGTCTGCTGGCTACGATCATTAAGGACACTGTGTCGGCCTACCCGTACAGCACCAGAGTTCAGCCGGGCATGATTCAGGCTGACTTCGATGACCGTGTCGATGTCATGCCGGTTTCTGATCCGAACATCTTCTCTGCTGCTCAGCGTTTGTCTTTGGCGCAGACTCAGCTTCAGATGGCTCAGTCCAACCCAGAGATACACAACCTCCGCGAAGCATATCGCCGTATGTATGACGCTCTCGAAGTTAAGAACGTCGATGCTATTCTGCCTCCTCCTCCGCAACCACGACCACTGGATCCAGCATCAGAGATAGCTGCGATGCTTAGCGGCAAGAAGGTGCAGGTGTTCCCGCAGCAGAACCACATGGCTCATGTTGAGGCACATGCTGCTGTCATGCAGACGCCGGTTGGTCAGGCACTGACACAGCCGCTGCTTTCTAACATCATGGAGCGTTTGTCTTTGATTGCTCAACAAGAGGTTCAAAGTCAGGTTGCACAGGCTCAACAACAAGCAGCCATGCAAGGTGTTGCGCTTCCGTTGGATCCGGCAGCGATTGCTTTACAGGTTGAAGCGCGTGTTGCTCAGCTGGTCAAAGAAGTTCTGCCTAGCATTGCGCCGCAGCAGCAAGATCCGTTGGTCGGGATACGTCAGGCCGAGGTCGAGCTACAGGCTATGGATCAGCAACGCAAGCAGCAAAAAGATCAAATCGACGCTATGCTGGAGCAAGCTCGCTTGTCACAGCAAGACGAACAAGCCAAGGCTCGGTTACAGGCTACAATGGATATCGCTAATGAGCGCACCGCTGTAAACCGAGAGCGCATCGAAACGCAGGAAGACATTGCTGTTATGAAGGAAATGAACTCAAGACGACAATGATGTCTTGAGTAGATTTTGAAAGGATGTATCATGAGTACCCTCACCGTTAAATTCGAGATAGTTGAAGAAGGAGTTGGGTTCGGTATGTCTGAGTTGAAAGAGTATGTTCTCCCGGAATCGAGTTGTGTTAGCCCTTGGGCTGGTCGTTGGAACGAGTATTTTGAACAAAAGAAAAAAGCTGCCGAACAGGTTCGAAGTCTTACAGAAGAGCCACAAGAGGAATAGAAAATGATCGGACAACTTCTTGGAGCCGTAAGCGGGATTGGTAAAACATATCTCGAAGGTCGTCAGAAAAAATCAGAGTTGAAGCACAAGCTGGAAGAGGCCAAGGTTTCTGCTCAAGTAAAGAAGCTTGAGCAGGACGGTGGCTGGGAAGACAAAGCCATGGACGCTTCGGCGGACTCGTGGAAAGACGAGGCATGGACCATATGTTTCATCGGGATCATAGTTGCCAGTTTCGTTCCCGCTGCACAGCCATACATGCAGTCTGGGTTTGACTTTCTCCGCACTGCACCGGAATGGATTCAGTGGGGCATCCTTGCATCGATTGGTGCTTCGTTTGGTCTGAAGTCTATCGGAAAGCTGAAGGGCTGATGGCTAAGAAGATGAAAGAGCAGCTTCGGATTGAACCCGTAGCAAAGCGGACATCTATAGGAATGTCCTGTCGTTCGCGTCCTAAAAACAAGAACAACACCTTCAAGCGTTACCGTGGACAGGGTCGCCCGTAATAGGTTATACTGAATCAAATCATAGGAGACGATGATGGTTAAGAAACTCACTGAGCAGCAAAAAAAGATCGACGTAAACAATGACGGTGTCATTGACGAAAAAGATTTTAAAATACTCAATGCTGACAGAACCGGCGGCGATACCATGAAACTTAAAAAAGCTGGTGGTGGTATGGTTAAAAAATATGCTCGTGGTGGTGAAGTTTGCCCGAACCGTCCCGACGGTATTCGTGGTGGTGGCTGCGCTCAAGGTGGCATGGCTTATAAAGGAGTAAAATAATGGAAACGGTTATTGCTTGGATTACAGGTATTATTGCAGCAGCTTCGGCTATTGCAAACGTGACACCGTCAATGCGCGACAACGAGATTCTCGCTAAGATTGACGACTTTGTACAAAAGCTTGCTTTGAATATTAAAAAGTAATGATGAAGATTAAGATCGAAATCTCCAACGAAGAGATCCCGGAAACAGGCACACCTGTTCAGCAGTATGCTGGGCAGTGTCCTGTCGAGACTCAAGATTCCGAACTTAATGAAAAGAATAAACTCCGTGCGACCGAGGAGTATAACTACGGTCCATCAACAGACCCGGGTGCCATTTGTGGCAACTGTTCTGCCTTTAACATGTCCAGTCGCATTCTCGACTGCTTAAACACCGAAGAAGACAATCTCGGTTATTGCGAAACACATAGATTTACGTGTGAAGCAGAAAAGACGTGTGACTCATGGGTAGCAGGTGGTCCGTTGACGGATGAAGACTTTGCTGGTCATGGGGACGCTCTTTGATAAAACCTGAATTAATCACAAAACATTTAAGATCTCTTGAACAGCGCATTGAGGACATCTCAGTGTCTGTGACAAGTGGTAGTGCGTCGAATTACGAGCACTACAAAGCAATGGTGGGCGAGATACAGGGTTTATCGTACGCCATTGATGACTTACGAACCCTGCTGAAAAGGCACTTAGACGATGAGTAGTTTAATTCTTCCAGACTACATGGTTGCTCAAGAAACGGCGAAAGAAGCCGCTGAAGAGAAAACCTTGATGGAACGTGTCCCCCAACCTACTGGGTGGCGCATTCTCGTGATGCCCTACAAAGGACGCGAGAGAACAGATGGCGGTATATACATTCCAGATGAAGCGGCTGAAAGAGAAGCCCTAGCAACTGTGGTAGCGTATGTCGTCAAAGTAGGACCACTGGCTTACAAAGACACAGACAAGTTTGGTGAAGACCAAGAGCCGTGGTGCAAGGAAGGCGATTGGGTGTGTATTGGCCGTTATGCTGGTTCACGCTTTAAGCTTGATGGCGGTGAAGTTCGCCTTATCAATGATGATGAAGTGATTGCCACTATCGTCAATCCAGAAGACATTAAGTTTTAGGAGAGGCATATGTCAGAAGAAATTGAGAATGATGAAGTAGAGACCGACGCTCCTGAGATTGAGATTATCGAAGAAGGTGCCGAGGATGATGCGGTAGATCAGGTAGAAGAAGCCCCTGTTGAGGAAGCTGCGGAACCTGCCGAGGAAGCTCCTGTTGAACAGGCTGCTGCCGAGGAATCAGCTGAGGGTGAGTCAGGAAGCGAGCTTGCTGAATACTCTGAAAGTGTGCAGCGTCGCATACGTAAGCTGACTGCTAAATACCGCGAAGAAGAGCGTCAGCGTGAAGCGGCTCTTGAATATGCGGAAGCAGTGAAGAAGAAGAACGAAGAGCTTCAGCTTCAGCTGCAGGAGAAAGAAACCTCGTATGTTGGTGAGATGGGTACACGTCTTGAGCGCGACCTTGACTCAGCAAAGGCTTTCTTGAAAGTTGCTTTGGACGAGGGCGACTCCGATCAAGTGTTTGAAGCACAGCGTCGGATTAGCGAACTTACACTGCAACAGGCCGAACATGCTCAAGCACGTCAGCGTGTTGAGCGTTTTGAACAACCGCAAGCACCCGAGTTCGAGACACCCCAAGCACCGGCACAAGAGGCTAAAAAAGAGCCTGATCCACGTGCACAGGAATGGGCTGAAAAGAACTCGTGGTTTGGTCAGGATGAGAGCATGACATATGCAGCATTCGGCATTCACCGTAAACTTGTCGAAGAAGAAGGGTTTGACCCAACTTCCGATGAGTATTATACTGAGATTGATCGTCGTATTCGGACTGATTTTCCCAACAAATTTGAGGAAATCACCCCGGAGAGCAGTAGGCCCAGAGTCGCCTCGGCTGAATCCACTGCTTCAAAGACGAGCAAAAAGGGGCGCAGAACAGTCAAGCTCTCACCTTCACAGGTGGCTATTGCTAAAAAACTTGGCGTTCCGCTTGAAGAGTACGCTAAGTACGTAAAGGAGTAAGACATGACTGATTCTAAAGATAAACGAGCACCTCGTGAGACGCAAACACGTGAAAAAACTGCGCGACGTAAGCCTTGGGCACCCCCTAGTCAGCTCGAGGCACCTCCGGCCCCCGATGGGTATGTTCACCGTTGGATCCGTACTGGTATCCGTGGTGAGGATGATAAGTCTAACGTGTACACTAAGATGCGTGAAGGCTGGGAACCTGTTAGGGCAGACGAATATCCGGGCGCTGCTTTCCCGGTAGTCGACGAAGGTACACATCAAGGGGTGATTGGTAGTGGCGGACTTATTCTCTGCCGCATTCCAGTCGAGACGGTAGATGAACGAACTGAATATTTCCGGGACCAGACCCGCAATCAAATGAAGGCCGTCGATGAAAACCTGATGAGGGAACAACATTCCTCAATGCCGATCGAAAACAGTCGGCAAAGTCGAGTAACTTTTGGTGGCAAGGAATAATCCTTCCACCCAACTGATGTAAGGAGAGACTACAATGGCAAATGCTAACGTAGCTTACGGGCTTAAGCCTGTTAACCTCGCTGGTGGGGCACCCAACAGCGGCGGTACTAATGCTTACTTCATCAAAAGCGACGCGAGTGCTATTTTTCAGGGTTCACCGGTTATTGCTACTAACGATGGTACTATTGCCATCACTGGTTCTGCTTCTGGTGACACCTTAAAGCACATCGGCGTTTTTGCTGGATGTGAGTATGTATCTTCCACCTCTGGTGAGAAGGTATTCTCAAACACTTGGCCGGGTTCTGGCGCAGACACAAACTTCGACATTGTCGGTTTTGTCTACGACAATCCCCACCAGCGTTTCGAAATCGCAACTGATGCAACTTTCACAAACCGTGCAACTGCATTGGCCGCTATTTTCGAAAACAGCCAATTCAATACCGGAACCTCCGGTAGTACAACAACTGGTGTTTCTTCAGCTTCTTTAGACGTTGCTACTGTCGATGCAACCAACGCTTCACTTCCGTTGAAGATTGTTGGTCTGTCAAATGACGTAGCCAATAACGACTATGCCGCTGCTGGCGCAACTGTTGTTGTTATGTTCAACAACCACGCTCTACTGTCTAACGACGTAGAGACAGCAGTATCGTAAGGAGACTGAGTTATGGCTATTTCTCGCGCACAACTTGCTAAAGAACTCGAGCCGGGCCTCAACGCTCTGTTCGGTATGGAATACAACCGCTACGAAGGTCAACATGCAGAAATCTTCGACACGGAATCTTCGGACCGTGCCTTTGAAGAAGAAGTTATGTTGTCGGGCTTCGGTGCCGCTCCGGTTAAATCGGAAGGCTCTGGCGTTGCATATGACGACGCACAGGAAGCTTACAGCGCTCGCTACAACCACGAAACGGTTGTATCCGGCTTTGTAATCACCGAAGAAGCTGTAGAAGACAATCTCTATGATCGTCTGTCTGCTCGCTACACCCGTGCATTGGCTCGTTCGATGGCTCACACGAAACAGGTTAAGGCTGCTGCAGTTCTTAACAACGCCTTTACCGCTGGCGGCTCTGCTGGTGGCGACGGTGTGGCTCTGTGTGATGCATCGCACCCGCTGACCAATGGTGGCACTTTTGCTAACGAACCATCAGTAGCTGCTGATTTGAACGAAACTTCTTTGGAAGACGCTCTGATCAAAATTGCTGGCTTCACTGATGAACGTGGCTTGATCATTGCCCTTAAAGGCATGAAACTGATCATCCCGCGTCAGCTTCAGTTCGTTGCAACTCGTCTGTTGGAATCGGAGCTTCGCATTGCTACCGCCAACAACGACATCAACGCTATCCGTAACATGGGTATGCTTCCTGAAGGTTATGTGGTCAACGACTACCTGACCGACACCGATGCATTCTTCATCAAAACGGATGCCCCGAATGGCTTCAAACACTTTGAGCGCGTCGGTCTGACGACTCAAATGGAGCCTGATTTCGATACGGGCAACATGCGTTACAAAGCTCGCGAACGCTACAGCTTCGGCTTCAGCGATCCGCGTTGCGTATTCGGTTCGCCGGGCGCATAAGCTTAGACTTACGCAAGTCTGGAAAGGGCGGGGTAATTCCCGCCCTTTCTTTTTATCGACGCATAGGGTAAACTATGCCTGTATAATTCTTTTACGAGGAAACGACTATGTCTTCTACAGCAGATGTAAAATCAGCTCATTCCGCAGCAGACGCTCAACTTGTAAGCGGCCCCGCCCGTTTGAAGGGTGTTTACTTGGTTGCGGGGAGCGGAGCAACAAATCACTGCAAGTTCCATAACGGTACTTCTGCATCAGACCCCGTTTTGCTAGAGCTAGATACCGCTCACGCCGGTTTTGCTGATGTTTTAATTCCGGGAACAGGCATCCTCTTTGACAGTGGTATTTACGTTGATACCGGGGATGCTCAAACAGTCACCATCTTCTACGGATAAGATCATGGCTATCACCCACCGAGGCGAACGGTTTTCTGGTTATAACAAGCCAAAGAGAACACCCGGCAAGAAGAAGAAGTTTGCTGTTCTTGCCAAAGAGGGTAGCACTGTTCGCCTTGTTCGGTTTGGTGATCCAAACATGACGATCAAAAAGAACATACCCGCTAGACGCAAGTCATTTCGTGCTCGGCACAAATGTGATCAGAAAAAATCCAAGCTAACAGCGGGATACTGGTCCTGCAAGAAATGGTAGTGTTATGAAAGAAGCTTTTCAACACGCAGTAGCTGCACTCGTAGTCACCGGAGTAGGGTGGCTTTGCTACACTCTTGTGGCTGTAGACAAGCGAACAGCCGTTATAGAGGTTAAGGTTGAAAAGAACTCGGAGTTACTTCACTCCATGATAAATAAGGAGGCGCGTTTACATGGCAATAAGTCGAGGCCAGATGGCAAAGCAGATCAGCAAGCCGCCAATGAAAAAGAAGTCTCGCTCCGCAAAGCGGCGTGGCCCCCAGAGTCGTCGTTCACGGAGCTAAGATAATGCCGAAAGATGCTTGTTACAGAAAAGTAAAAGCTAGATATAAGGTTTTTCCGAGCGCGTATGCTAGTGGTGCAATCGCCAAGTGCCGTAAAGTTGGTGCAAAAAACTGGGGCAATAAGGCTCAGAAGAAAGCCAAGGGCGGCTTGGTTAAAAAGAAATATTCAAACGGTCAAGCCTACAAGTACCGCACTACAAAGATGTATTAATCATGCGTCGATGGTTCTGGCATAGTCGCTTCATAGACGCTATTGTTAGAGGCAATAGCAGGCTTGGAGATTTCTTATGGAGAAAACGATATGGCCGTTCGAAAGACTAAAAAGGGAGCAGCACTAAAACGCTGGTTCAAAGAAGAATGGGTTGACGTTCGCACTGGTAAGCCGTGCGGCCGTAAGAAGGGTGAGAAGCGCGGTACGCCATATTGTCGTCCTAAAAAGCGCGTCTCTAAGAAAACCCCTAAGACCGCAAAGGAAATGACTGCGTCAGAGAAACGTAGTAGAATAGCTCAGAAGAAACGCCTCGGTCAGCCTGCTGGTAAGCCTCGCCGAGTCAAGGCACTGAAGAGAAGGAAGAAGTAGATGGCTACGTCAGGTTCACGTGACTTCACGCTTGATGTTGGAGAGATTGTCGAAGAAGCCTTCGAGCGGTGCGGCATGGAAGTTCGCACTGGCTACGATGCGCGTACGGCTCGTCGTTCTTTGAACCTCATGTTTGCTGATTGGGCAAACCGCGGTGTTAATCTTTGGACAGTAAAAAGCGGAACAATCAACATGGTCTCAGGTCAGTCAGAGTATACTTTGACAGCCGATGTTGTAGATATCCTCGAAGTTGTTGTTCGTCGAGACGGGACTGATTTTCAAGTTGATAGGATCAGCCGTAGCGAGTATCAAAATATTCCGACCAAGACAACAACTGGTCGTCCCTCTCAGTTGTATTTCAATCGTCAAACGGCACCGAAGGTTAATGTCTGGCCTGCTCCTGAAAACAGCACAGATGTGGTAAGGTATTATTATGTCCAGAGGATAGAAGATGCCGATGCCGCTGTTAATGATGTTGACGCTCCTTTCCGTTTCCTACCTTGCATGGTGGCTGGTCTCGCATATTACATGGCTGTCAAACGTGCTCCTGACCGTGTTCAACTTTTGAAGGCTATATATGAAGAAGAGTTCCAACGTGCAGCGGACGAGGACGAGGATCGTGTAGCACTGAAGCTTACTCCTAGTATTAGTTACATGAGAGTAACCTAATGGCACGTTTTGCGGCAGGTAAAAAAGCTTATGGCATCTCGGATCGATCCGGGTTCCGTTATCGCTTGAGAGAAATGAGACGCGAATGGAATGGTGCGCTTGTCGGCCCAGACGAGTATGAGCCCAAGCATCCGCAACTCACGCCGCCGCGGAATATTAATGACCCGCAGGCACTACGTGACCCACGTCCAGACACGCACGTTGATACATATTTTGGGTTCAAACCAGTGGGTGGTCTAAACTTAGAGGCAACGGCCAGTGTTGGTAAGGTAACGGTGACGTCATCATGAGTTTTACATACAGCGAACTAAAAGAAGCAATCAAAGATTACACGGAAAACGAAGAGACCACCTTCGTTAGCAACTTACCTGTGTTCATTC